ATTTGCAAATTGTGTAATATCTCCGCCTGTAGCACCAGTTATGTTTAAGTATCCTGATATTGTACCAGTGTCATCGCCTGTTACAGTTGTTGCTTCTACTGTAGCTGCGTTAAACGTTTCTGCACCAATGCTCCACTTATCTGTACCTTCGTCCCATACAAATTGTTTATTGTCCTCATCGCCACGTTCAATTTCTATGCCGCCTGATTCAGTTGGTGTTGGGCCTGTAAAGTTACTATTCAATAATATAATGTTATCAGCAATATTAACTTCTTCAGTATTAACTGTAGTTGTAGTGCCTGAAACAGTTAAATCTCCAGTAACTATAACATCTTCTTCAAACGTTGCTGTACCAATTACAGTTGGAGTAGTAATTTTATTTGTACTACCGTTAAATATCTGTGTTCCATCTAAACCTTGTACATCACCTTTATGAATGCCTGTAAAAGTACCAACGTGTAATTGTATCGTTGCACTATTTTCGATAAATTCAAATTTGTTTGTTGTAGTATTGTAAGATGTGTCTCCATTTTCTACTACTACATCATCTATTTCTGTTTGTGTTAGTGTTGGAAACTTAAATGTGCCGCCTGTAACTTTTGTTCTATTACCACTTTCTAATACAAGATCCGTATTACTTGATAATGTGCCTGTACCTGTACCACTAAGTACAAAGTTTTCTGTGTTAATTGTACTAGCAGTAATAGTATCAATACTAAATGCGTCAGCTCGTAGTGTTACAAAGTTACCTTCATCAAATTTACGTGCAACTGTACCAATTGCTCCGCTTTCGTTAAAGCGTGGGAAAAAATCTCCAGTAGTTTGAATGTCTGTTACTTCAATTCTATTAGATGCAGTAAGCTCAATAATAGTACCTTCGATAGTACCAGTGGCTCCGGGGAACTTCAAGTTACCAGTAATACTGTTATCAGTACCATCAACAATAATAGTCGAGTCATCACCAAAGAATGAACCTCTAAAGTTACCTGTTGCATCTTCAAAGTTTGCACTTATGATTGAGCCGCCGTTAAGATCTAAGTTACCTGTTGTAACGCCCAAGTCGCCTATAACATGTAATTTATAACTACCTGCTACACCAGTATTATCGCCAAACACACCTGCGTTTGCTTTGTGTGTTTCACCAACAGCATTACCTGTTAAATCGCCTGCAATTGTTGTAGCAACTAAGTTATTAATATATCCGTTAGCAAATGCATTTCCATTAATACCTACACTACCTGTATTATCTACATCTGGATAGACATTACTATTACTTCTTATTTTTACATTATTAACTTCTGTGCTTACAGTTGTGTCTAATTGTATAGTGTCTGCTGCAATTATACCTGTAGCATCTTGATATGTAATACTATATCCTGTTTCGACAGTTAGCAAATCAACTTTGTTAGAAGCAAAACCTGTAATATCACCTGCAATACCCGGAACCCAAACTTGAGTAGCTTCATCCCAGACAAGTGTTTGTCCATTGTTTGCACCGTTTTGTGTAAGTCTTGCAGCGTTAATTCTTGATGTTAAGCTATCAACAAGTACAGTTGAATCTTCACCTATAACACTACCTACAAGATCACCTGTGTTGGTAACTTCAACTTCAACTAATCCATCTTCAATAAACGTAGGAATTACAGCTCTAAGTTCAGTTGCCTTTATATAACCTTCGTCGTTCTCTAAATCGCTGATTAAGTTTGGAGCACCTACAATAGCAGCATAAGGTATTTTTCCTGTTGCTGCATCAAATACTGTTGATCCGGTATTATCTTTGACGCTACCTTGGAAGAAGTTTCCGTATATTCCGTCAAATCTACTTGTAGGGTTACCTATAGTAGCACCTACATCTACATCTGGTAAAATACTTTGGCTTACTTGTAAGTTAGTAATATTTAATTCTGCTTCTGCACCACCTAACTCATAAAATTCTAAGCCAGTACCGTCTGCTTTTACTCTAACAAATAGTCCTTCGGATCCAATAAGAGTATTTGGAGTATCGTCTAAGTCTGTAAATTCTCCAGGCTGTATATCAGCCCCATTAATTTTAATTCCTGCTGCATTGATTGTACCTAACGCATCGATATTTTGTGCATCTACAATACTTACATTACGTAAGTCTAGATTATCACCTGATGGTATTTCTTTGATCTTATTACCATCTGTGGTATCTAGTATTAGGGGAAATCTATTTGCCATTCTCGTCAATCCTATTGTTATACATATTTATCGTATCCGCTTGAAGTATTATAATGCTGCTATTCTAGTTTGAAAATCTGCAAAGTCGATTGCCGCTGCTACTTCTGTTTTAAGTGTTGCTAAGTCAATTGTTTCTGCTACAAGATAATCAGTACCTGCTACTGCTGCACTAATATTTCCTGCGCCATCTGCTTTTACAATACCTGTAATTGCACCTACTACTGGATCAGTTTCAGTGTAACTTGTTAAAAATCCACTTAGATCAACTGTGTTGCCGTTTGTAATAGATAAATCTGTGCCTACTAAACTAAGTGTTTGACTGTCTGTTTCGCTTGTTAGGTATCCTGCTGCTGCGTGATCACCCCAACTAAACGCTGTATCCCAATTTGCTTCATTAGTACCATCTGCATAACCTGCTGCACTGTGATCTCCCCACGCAAATGCTGTATCCCAATTTGCTTCATTAGTACCATCTGCATAACCTGCACTTGCATGATTGCCCCAGCCGTGTGCTGTATCCCAATTTGCTTCATTAGTACCATCTGCATAACCTGCACTTGCATGATTGCCCCAGCCAAATGCTGTATCCCAATTCGCACTATCTTCAATGTTTGCTTTGGGTATATTACTATTAACTCCATCTACAAGTAATGTACTGTCATCGCCAAACACACTGCCTACAGTGTCTTGTCTTTCTGTAGGCGGACCACCATTAATTAAAAGTGTTCCATTTGATGAAAGTTCTATTCTACTGCCATTTAAGTAAATATAATCCTTAACATATAAATCTGTCCAACGCTTATCTATTTTGCCTAAATCGTATGCACCGTCAGTGTCAGGCGCAACTGTGCTTGTAATTACATCTGGTTCAGCAAAATTTCCTGTGTAAAGTTCAGCAAAATTTTCGTTAATTTTTTTAAAGGCTGTGCGTAGTGGATCGCCATCACCTTTATTAGCACTAGTGCCTACATTAATCTCTTTTCTTGACATTTGAATTTCCCTCTACTTGAATGCGCAATTTACCTGCAACAGCAACAACCTGCCGTCTTTGAGGTTGTGACTCATCAACGGCAGTTTTTGCATTTTGTGTTTTTACTAAACGTGAAACAAACTCTTTTCTCATTAGTGCTTTCCTACTACTACTTCGATAACACCTTTGTCACCGTCTGTTTTATTTTCTAGTGCTTTACCTATTACAGCGCCAACTTTAGGATCGTTATCAACAATAGCGTATCCCGGAATTGCACTTGCAACAAGCAAATCGCCTTTTTCTACTTTACCTAACACGTTACAAGGAACTCTACCTTGTAGTGCTAGACCGACAACATTTTCGCCTTTTAAGTGGCTATTCATTAAGTGTGCAGGATTAGTTGTTACAACACCTGCAACCTTACGATCGCCTTTAGTAGCTGTAGTAGTAACTTCTGCATCACCGCCAAATACAAGTACTGTACCTGGTTCATAACTTGTATCGCCTAAATAGTTCTCTGCTAAGTCAGCATAAAATGCTTCAGTTGCAGTACCGTTAAACACTGTTGCATAAACAGTATTATATCTACGTGTGCTACTACCAATGTTATAAACATTATTTGTATCTGGAATAACACCATTTGAACTAAACACAAACGGTGCAACACTTGAACTTGTAGCAGTATCAGCAACAATAATACCAATTTGTCCTGCGGTAGTTTTACCTGTGTTAGCACCAATTGACAAGCCGGTTGATGCATTTCCTTTTTCACCTGGTGCTTCCATAAAGCTACTATAAAGCCAATCAACAGCAAGAACCTTTTCACCGTTTAACGGACTACTTTGCTGTAGGAAACTTTCATTAACACCTGTGCCACTAATATTAACACTGCCTGGTATTTCAATGTCAGGGAATGTAGGCGCAATATAACCCGGATCACTTGGCGAACCTCCTGTACCTGGCGAACCGCCACTTGCAGAAAGTATTGTACCTTGACCTGGAGTTTTAAATAGTAGCTCTGTAGTATCTAACGAAAGTATTTCGTAGTTACTGTCACCACCTAGTATTAAACTATTAACTTGTATGCTTCCTGAAGCATCTGTTTTAACAATACTATTTGGCTCACCTGTTTTAGAAATATTTGTAATACCGTAAGTACCAGCAGCAGTTTTTGCTAATGCTTCACCAGGATCATTTGCTTCTGGAACCTCATTTGCTGCAACAAAGTCAGCATCTGCAAGTCCGCCGCCTTCTGTAACAACAGTTGTAAATGGAACTGCTGTCGGTGTTGCTAGTGATCCTGTTGAATTACCTATTACAGTATTAGTAGTTAATTCTTGAATATCTCCAACTTGAACACCGTTGTCTTTAATTTGTATCCAGCCATTAGTTGCAGTAAATCTTGTGTTATCAAAACTTGCTAGACCTAAATCTGCTTGCGAAATACCAGCTGCGTTTGCTCTAGTACTTGATGTCTCCATCGACAACTTACTTTGTACAATGCCTGCTGTTGCACTTACATCAGCATTCTCGATAGTTCCTGCAACAATTTGAACACTTACTTCAGTATATCTATCTGTTGGATTTCCTCCACCATCTAAAGTAACAATCCTATTTGTTGTAATTTCGATATCACTATCTGCTGAATAAACACTATTGCCCCAAACGTTTTCAGGACCATCAATTGCTGTACCTTCAGCTGCACCAACAACACTTACAACATCTTGTCCTGTAGGAGGACCTGAGCTAAATTCACCTGATACTGGAGTGTATGTTAGCTCTACAATATTACCTTCAAGGCCTACTTTACTTTGAACATCAACAATTGTACCTTCTGCACCTGACAAACTACCTGTTATAGTTTGTCCTGGTGCGAACGGACCATCTACTATTGTGCCTGCTAGGATGATTAATTTCTTTTCACCTGTTGCAACTAGTAGTTGTCCTTCACCGTAATCACTTATTTCAATATCACGTAGATCAGGTAGTGTATCGTTGTCTCCTCTTGAGTTATCAACATATGCCTTTGTAGCAGCATCTGATAGTGCAGTCGGAACAGCTAAGTTAGTAATAGTACTACCAGCAGCATTTAAATCTGCTGTCATAGGCACACTACCATTTGGAGCAAGCACACCTGGTCCAATTTTATTAGTAATTGCTGCACCAGTCTGATCAAAGCCTAAACGTCTATTTACATAACCACGTACAGCACTTTCTGTTGGTACTGTATCCGATGCGTTATCTGTCATCGCTGTGTCTGTACTAAATTCAGTAACAACAACACCACGTTTAAAGCCTAAGCCATCAACATCTGAAAGCGCAATACTTGCTGAGAAACTAACAGTACCAGTACCCTGATCCACACTAAAGAATCTACCAACTCTAAAGATACCGTTTTGGTCTGTACTTACATAGAACACACGCCCTTTACCACGTTCATCAACTTCTTGTGATTGATTAGGAGCTCTTGGCAACCCAAAAATAACGTTTGGATAGTTACTTGTGTTAAAGCCGCCTGTTCCAACATCTAAGAAGTCATGTGCTGTTGCACGACAAGTTGAAATTGCAATAGTAACTGTACCGGGCGAACCGTCCTGCAAGCCTGCTCTCAGTATCGGAGTTACAGTGCCTAACACAAGAGTAGAACCAAGTCCTGCTGCTCTTGCTGGATATTGTAAGTCGCCAACGTCACTGATATCGATAATACCATAGTCGTCTGTTTCTGACGGTGTAACTTGTATTTCATGATCGCCTGATACAGCATCAATTTTTACACCACGATAGTTAGACACAGTATGTTTTTTACCGTCCCATGATACAATCATAGGTAATTCGCCATCCGCAAAATCATCTGGTCTAAATTGTTCTTCAGTTTGAGTATTGTTATTTAAACGTCTTAGTTCATTAACTTCGAATATTCTCGATATTGCGATAGTTGTGTCGCCTGCTGTATCACCGAGTGTAGTTCCGCCTGTAAGAGGATTACTACTTAGATCTAATACAGTACCTATTGTATTTTGTGCATTAACTGTATCAACAACAAGTCTTACATAATCATATGTACTATCAAAACCTGCTAATGAATTAGTTTCTGGAAGCTCATTGCCTAGTGCATCTGCTGTTAGGAACGAAATACTTCTATAAACAAAGTCTGGATTTTCTCTAAAAATAACCGCAGTCGATGGACGAATTGTTAAAATGTCCGGACGAGCAATATCTTCAAGTATAAATGTTTGGTTACTTCTTGCTTGTATAAATGTACCGTTTGGTATGCCGTCTGTTTCTAAAATACCATTTTGACTAAACTGTGCATCGCCTGTAGCAAAGTTAGCTTTAATTACAGTACCGTCAAATCTAGGAGTATCAGAAGTAATTGCTATTGTACCAGAAGTATTAAATGTATTAATGCCGCCGTTGCTGTCAATTTCAGTTACTTCAATTGTAATGTCGTTAGCCGGAGTTGCTCCGCCCATATCAACACCACTAACTACAATTTCATCACCAACTTCGTAATCTTCGCCTTTAAGCACGCCAGTCACAATGTAACCGTCTTGTATTGTTTTGCTAGCTTTAAACGTAGCGCCTGTACCAGCGCCTAAAGAAATTGCATTGTATGTAACTGAAACACTATCACCAATTCCTTTTACTTCACCAACTACAAGTCCTGTATCAACAACGTTTGTAATTTCATATCTTGCAAATACATCTTTGTTAGGATGATAGATATCAAATTCGCCTCTGTTGTTTGGAAGTGTTTCCCAGTCATATAAGTGTGCAAATAATTGTTCTTCGTTATTAGTATATCCAGCAGTATCAACATCGCTTGGAATACTGTTAGCACCTAATGCTCCACTTACTGAACCTGTTAATTCGCCGACAGTGTTAAAAATATCTGTTACATCTGTTAGATATACTGTTCTAGTATTTGTACCGAATGTTACAACACCAGTAGCACCTGTGCCAGCTTGTGTAATTGTTTCACCTGCTGTAACTGTAATATTATCAGAGGCAGTTATTACAATATCTGCACTAAAGATTCTAGCAGGATTTACCATATCGTCTCTTAATGTAATTCCATCTGGAATTTCATTTGGATCACTGCCTTCAGCAACTAGTCCAAAGTCACCATAACAAGAAGACCCGCCAAGTGATCTAATTTCAGAACCGTTTCTAGCAAAGTAAGAAACTTTACAGTAATAAGTGAACATGGAAACCATTTCAGACAGCGCACCATTAACAACAACTAGTCCGTATGCTTGATCATTAACTTGTGTAAAGTCATTACCTAAGATTGATCTGTTACCGCCTGTTTGTAGTGTAATTGGTAACGGAGCATCAATACTTTGTATTGTTCTTGCAACAATTAAGGCTCTATTATCAGTAATATCTGTTTGAGCTGAAATTAGTGCAGCACCAACTGATAATGCAGTTGCATCTGGACTTATAAGTGATGGTAAGTTTTCTATTGTACCTAAATCAATTGCATCTTTGATGATGCCAACTAAGTCGCTTACTATTGTTCCTTCTGTGCCTGTAGCAGGACTTGATGTTACAGGCTGACTTGCTCTAGTGCCTTGTACAACTTCGCTTACAATAGTTTGTAATTCGCCGTATGCTGCTACTGTAGCAGTTTCTTCATCTGTGTCACCCAACTGTCCAGTTGTGCCAACAAAGTAAGATCTTGCATTTATTAAAGTACCCGAGTTACCTCCGTATAGCACATCAAATGATAGTGCATCAACAATATAGCCTACGTCTCTTTCACACTTTGTGCTATCATAAGTTAGTGAAGGATAGTTTGCAGTAATAAAACTTGTAACCTCACTTACAATAAATGCTTTGTTTGCTTGTAGTATTACACTTGCATCGTTTGCATTAGTTGTAGGTTGTGTTGCTGGCGTTGGGAAAGTAAGTGCATCTGCTGCGGCATCTGTGCTTACTACACCGTTGTTTAAAATATCTACAACTTCGTCAAATGCTGCTGTTGCTCTTGTTTCAGCAGTAACATCTGCATCAACTGCTGTTAAAGCAAGTGTTTCTGCTTTAGCAAAGTTAATTGCTGCTGTTGTTTGTGCCAATTGTTCTGCTGTAACAACATCTGCGTTTGCACGTTGATAAGCAAGTCCTGCTGTAACACTTTGATAATTAGAACCTGTAATTATATCTAAGCCAACTGCATCAAGAATTAGTCTTGTGTCTCTAGCACATTTATCCTCATTGAACTCAAATTCTGCAACACTGTCTAAATCAACTCCACTTTCTAAAGCACTTGTAATACCTGTAAAGCCATTACCGTCATTTGAGTTTCTGTCAAGTAATAGAGTAGCTGTACCTTCGTCAGGATCATAATTTTTAATTGCATTAACTTGGAAGCGTCTTCCATCTACATAAAATGGGCACGGAGTTTCAGGACGTCTAATAAACAATCCTTGTGGATCACTTTGACTTCCTACACTCTTAACATCAAGTGTAAATGCATCATCTTTGCCGATAACATTCATAGCACTGTTGCCGGTGAATGCATCAACGTACATACCACCTGCAAATACTTGTTTGTTTTGCGATCTACTAAAGCTTGATCCAGTTTGGATGTATGGCGATTTAGTTAGAACTTGACCATATGGATCAAGTACAAGCATAAAGCCGCCGTGTCCTTGAACTGTCATATTACGCAATAAACTAGCATCATTCATTAAGAACCCGTCCATTTCGTCATTGCGTAATGGTGGATTGTAGTTCTCGCTAAATGCATAGTTAATAGTTTCTATAAAGTTATTACTTAATGTACTTGAACCTACTTCTGCTACGCCATTAAACAAGTCTGCTTCAGGATAATCTAAATTAATACCCCAAGTTATAGTTGGTTGTGTGCCTGCTAGAATTTGAGCTGCTATTGTATGGATCCATTCGATGCCTGCAATAGTAGCTGCTGTCTGCGATTCGTCTTTGGGTAGAGCACCAAAATAATACTCGCCCTGTGCTTCGAGGATATTTTCTAAGCCACCTTTTTCAAAGTCAGCAGCCATTGCATCTACAATTAATCCTACGTCTCTTTTACATTTACTTACACTATAGACAACTGCTGGAAAATTAACATCAATATATTCTACAACTTGTTCTTGTATAAACTCACGGTTATCTTTCATAACTTTTGAAGCTATTGGTCTTTTTTCGTTATTTGCATAACCTGACAATAATAAGCTTCTTGGTCTATTCGGATCTCTTAAATAATGGTAACCAAAATAACCATCTATGTTTTTCGATAGCGGATTTATATAAGGCTTACCGCCTGATATTTCGCCTACTGTAAGTACAAGATTAGGAGCACCAGTAATACCTATATCGTCATCGGAAATAGTAATTGTATCTCCAACTAGATAACTGCCTCCACCGTCGGTGATTGTAACGTCATTTAAAAAGACACTACCGTCTGCATTAACTATAACAGTAAATGTAGCATTTGTACCAACTCCGCTAGTACCTTCGCTTATTGTAACTTCAGATGTAATCGGATCTACTGTTGTAACTGTAGTTTGCGTAACTCCGGTGTAAGTTCCTGCGGCTGCTGCACGAGTAACATTTGGCCCGCCGTTTTTAATATTTGATATTTGTAGTATTCTACTACTAACCGGAACTAATCCGTCAAATTCTTTATCTCTATAGAAGAATGTATTTGTATAACGTGATTGCGAAACACGTTGCTTTGGACGTATAATACAACGTCTAAATTCGTCACCTTTAATTGAAACGTTTGTTGGAACACGAATTGGGTAATCTTCATAGTAAATACCAGATTCAACTCTAATCGAAATTTGTGTTTCTCTAACTAAGTTACCATACTCTAGTTCTTCACCATTTTCAAATTCAATTGGCTCAAGAAGCTGTACTTCAAACTCGTCTGTTTCTGGTGTGGATACTACAGTTAAAGGATCTGCTTCATATGTATATTTGATAATTCTTGCTCTTGCACCCGAATTCTTACCAATAACAACTTTACCAGGAATAATATCAGTATTGTTTGGATCACCCTGATCAATGAAACCAAAGTTTCCGTTTCCTACGTTTAATTTATATGTTGTATTGCCATCAACAATAGTAGGTGCATCTAACGGACCATCTTCTATAACAGATAGTACAATAGCAAATTTAGCATCTGTAGCATCGGCTACTGTTTCTGACACATTTTCATCTGGATTTAATGCTGCATTTAAATACTGTTCTTCTCTAGTTTGGTATAACGTTCCTGCTACACTATCATTACTTCCGACGACAGTACCTTTAACAATATCTCTAACTAGTTTTTGTGTATGTTGAATACTTGCAACTGTTTCTGTTTTCTGCTCACCAATAGCTTTTCTAGCACTCGGATTTGAATAATATCTAATACCACTCCAACGTGATAGATAGTTTGCGTTGTTACCTAATAAAGTATCAAGTCTTACACTATTAACAATGTATTCTACGTCTCTTGCACAAGTTTCTTCGTTATATTCAAAGTCAGGATAAGTTGCAGTAATAAATGCAATTACTTCAGCTTTGATAAAATCTAAGTTTTCAGTAATCAGTGTGCTGTAATTATTTCGTCCTGCCGGAGGTGAAGCAACACCTGCTGTTGAAATCTTAGCAGTGTCTCTGCCACCGCCGAATTGCATAGTTTGTCGATACGGACCTGTTTCAAATGGTGAAGATTCAATTATTTCTTCAGCTTTTTCACAAGCTGCTTTAACACTTGCATATGCCCACGATGCTGATCTACCTTCTTTACCTGCTGGTGTAAATTGTTGATCGTCATCGCCCGATGTGCTAACATATAGATTAACTTGAGAAGTCGGAGTACCTTTATCGACATATAATTTTGTTGCTGCCTGTAAATCATCCGATCCACCAATGTCAGTACCTAATCCTGCTAAATCTCCTGGATGATCACTAAGGAACAAAGTTCCTTCCATTGTATCACCTTGGCGTCTTGTTACACTTTCTCTTGGTAGAGCAAGAGTAGATAACCAATTACCTTGTAGATTAGAATCATAATCAGCGTCAGTTATGTTAAGTGTGCCTGTGCCGCCACTCATAATAATACGACTTGTATTGTTTATAGCACCAGATTCAGTAGTATGGAAACTAATAGTATCGTCATCTTTAATTCTTAAATAAACAGTCTGACCATCAACTATATTTGTCGGCGGCGTATCAGTGGTACTAAAGATAAAAGGTGCTGCTAAGAATTCATCACCGTATCCGTGATCTGTAATTACAGCATCGCCGAAACTATCAAAACTGTTAATAGTTTTAATATATGCAGTTGTATCTGCTGGTTCAGGATTTAAACGAAGACCGGCACCTGCACGTTGTTTCTCTTGATAGTTTGCATCAGCAAATGCCTTATCAATTACTAAGTCGCCTAGCTGAATATTTGTACCGTGGATACTATTAAAGTTATCTACTGAAGTTTGATTGATTTCACCGATATTACCAATTGCTTTTTCATTTGCATTTAGCGCACCACCTAATGACGGAGATGGGTCATTTTTAATAGTAGTAGATCCTACCTTAACAACTAACTTACCTTCAAGTGAGTAATCAAATATAATTGTATCAACTTCACTAGGATTAATATCACTATTACTTGCAAGTTCAAGAAAATTAAGTCCTGTTGCATTTTCTTTTACAACTGGTATCTTGTTTTCTTGATCAATGTAACTATTCGGCACATCGCTAAGGTCTGTAAAACTAATTTGGCCACCGATACCAAAGACTGCATACAGTTCTCCAAAGTTTTCATTTACTTTGCGAAAACTTTCTCTAATACTATCACCAGTATTATCATTACCTTCGATACCAATATCTACTTCTTGTTTAGCCATTATATACTCCGTTTAAAACTGTGGAATTTTATCCATATCAAAATTTACACTTACTCCGCAACCACATGAACTTTGTGCATTTGGATTTCTTATCTCAAAATTAGAACCTACTAGACTTTTTACATAATCTACTTCAGTTCCTATCAAAAACATGACAGAATGCTTACTAATTGCAAAACAACCTGTATCACACTGTACTACTTCGTCGCCTGCTTCTAAATCTTCAGCTTGTGCTGTACCCCATTCGTATTCAAAACCGGCACAACCGCCACCTTTAATATTTAAAGTAATAGCGTAGCAATCATTTTCATTGCATAACGTGCTAATTTGTTGATTTGCTGCTGGAGTTACTGTACAAATTGTCATATTCTTTATTTCCTTATCAGTATTTATCGTTGCTTTTTATAATCTTAATGTAAATATAGTTATGTTCTTAAGAGAAATTAAAAAGCAAACTAGACATGTGCGTACTAGTAAAACCGGCAAGGAACACGCCTACAAGCGTGAATTAACTATGTGTATATTTAGGTGCGATAATTGTGATACAGAGTTTGAACGTACAAGAGGAAGTATGGATCCTAAGAGGTTAAGTAATAATTACTTTCACGTATGTAAGAACTGCGATAGTAAGAAATTTGCTCAGAAAAAAGGTGTCGAGCGAAAGCAAGTTTGGAATATGAGCGCTAGTTCAGATATTCCTATTAATAAGTTGTAACTATTCTTTTTTCCAAATAGTCCATGCACCGTATGCAATTGCTGCATATGCTACTAGACTTGCAATCGGCTTAAAGATTAAGAATGCTACGCCGGCACCTACAAGTACAGCACCGTCAAGTGTTGTTCTTTCATTTAGTCTTGATGTAATCCATTTTTTCATATCTTTTCCTTTTTGTAGTTTTATTTATTAAATACCATGGAGGAAATAAATGAACCCACTATTTGTTGTGCCTAGTTGGCAATTGCCATTTAATAATCATTCAAATGTACAAGATCGATATGTAAGCCATTTACAAAAATACAAACAGAATAATATTTCTCTACCTAATATATCTTCTACTAATACTTTTGTTACACAGCCTAATCTACATATAGACCCGTTATTTGAAGACTTTGTAAAGTTTGGAATTGACTGTGTTAGTCAGATAAAACCCAGTTATAATCTGTCACCTAGTTTAAATTTTGGGTTAAGTTCTATGTATGGTACCATTACCGAAAAAGGTGGCATGTTTAGACCTGACATGAAAGGTGAAGACTTTCTTTCAGGAGTATATTTCCTACAAACACCGCCAACTAGCGGTCAGCTATGTATCAAGCATCTTATAAGTGACAATTCTTATTTTAGAAAAGTGCATGTAGAAATTGATAATACTATTAATAGCGAAATGGCAAAGATACCCATGCCACAAGGAAATATAGTATTATTTCCAAGTTACTTAGATTATTTTGTTGCACAGAATAATAGTGACGATGCTAGCTACTTAATACATTTTTCTTTTAGGTTAATCTAATGTTAGATACAATCCATATTTCAAAAAAACTACCTAAAGACGTACAGTCTTTACTTACAGAAATGCTAGGTAAAATTTTTAATATTACTGACAAAGACGAAGCATCACTTTATATTTTAAATCATAATGAAAAACTTAATAAAAAAGAATTTATGGTGGTATATGTTGATCATTCAAATAAAATAGATCGAGCTAAAAATTGTGATTATTTTCAACCTTACAAGTATAAAGAAAGCGTTGGA